TGATGCGAGTTGTGACGCGGTCTCATCACATATAATGATACTTAGACCATTACACACATCGGGTTTATTCACTTTATCGGGGAACTCCAAATTGAACGCCTCTATAGATATTGCTGGGATATCTGGGGCTTCGTCAAGAAGTCTATCATACTCTTCGCGACACTTCTTGACAAAATCAACAACCTCCGTGCGGTCATTCTCATCGAGGGACAATTCCATATCTATATTTCTATAGTACTTGGAGTACTGGACACACATCACAGAGTGTGCCTGTGAGAGACTCAAACTTTGACTAAACTTACCTATAGATGTGAGGATACCACCCAGAACATTGAGGAACGCAAAGAAGTACTGCACAATCATAATTTTAGCGCGAGTTTCCGATGAAACACTATCATTCCCACTTGGATTGAGAACCGCGAAACCCCCAACACCTGTGATACTCGCGATGATTATACTCGGGTATGACAGGTAATCATTCTGTTTTTTGAAGTGGAGGCGTGCGTGATTATGAAGCCAGCGATATCCCGCGGCTCGCTCGGCCCACGATTTGAGGAGCTTCTCCTGCTTCTCACACCACGGGTGGGGATCCATTATTTTACGTGGCTATTTTTAATCTCGGTGGCCTCTCGGTGTGCCATGGTATCCACGAGTTCATTCTGTGGGTGTCCATTGTGTGCCTTGACCCACTTCCACTCCACAGAGGTCATCTTACCCTGGAGAGTATCAATTTCGATCCACAACCCCTTATTCTTTACAGGTGTACCCGCGGCGGTGCGCCACCCATTTCTCTTCCAATTCTTAATCCATGAAGTTATTCCATTCTTGACATAGTTACTATCGGTAAACAGTCTTATCTCAAGAATGTCGCGTGCGAGACACTGTTGAAGTGCCTGAACGACGGCAGTCATTTCCATGACATTATTTGTTGTTCCATCTTTACCCCCCGACATATTAATGCCCGCGCCAGTCACGGCCCAACCACCTGGACCGGGGTTTCCCAAACAACTTCCGTCTGTGTATACGTCTTGCATTTGTTATTACATTGTGTCATTTATTTAAGTTTGAAATATCCATTGCGACCATTACGCGAAATCGCAACAATGGACACAATAATACCAGTAACAAGGATTGATATTGGAATCCACATACCCAATTGCTGCTGTGTTGTTTTTTGTTTGCTTGCCATTTGATATATACAGACAAAATTATTTGGCAATAGATTATACCGAGATTATTTCTAATTTGAGAACGCTAAACAAAACTTAACATATTTGAATTATGTTAATTTTTGTGTTTTAAATACGCGATCGAGTTACATAATTAGCTTAGTTGGAGAACGCGAGACCACCCATACCAGATTGGATGCGGAGGACGTTGTAGTTGGTCGCGAACATGTGCATGGTGGTGGCATCGGTAGCCTTCATGGTCACCGCAACTTGGGCGTTGTCGATGCGGGAGAAGTTGCAAGTACCAGTTGGTTGGTGCTCTTCTGGCTTCAACGCGAAGGAATAAGAGTACACACCTGGGTATGGGCAACCAGTGTGGTGGTTGAAGGATTGCACTTGGTTGAAGTACTTACCCGCTTGTTCCTTGAAACGGTCTTGACCGTTGAGGACCAACTTGAAGGTGGACAATGGACCGGCCGTTTCTTCGGTGAAGTCGGCAGTGGAACCCGCCGTACCAACCGCGAGGAGTGGGGCACCCGAACCTTGGGTGATTGGCACGTAGCAGTTGGATTCAGAAACCGCGCGCGCGTTGGACTCGAGAACAACATCATCCAATTGGTTGGACGAGGTGAAGTTCCACAAGGACGAGCGAGCCGCGGTGTTGGAGAAGCACCACACCAATTCCTTAATTGGGTGGTTGTAGGACAAACGAACTTGCTTGGGGGCAGCGGAAGTCACGGTGTCCGAGCCAGTGTGTTGCACTTGCTCGATGAGGTATTCGTGACCCTTTTGCGCGAAGCGACGACGCTCTTCGGTGTCCAAGTACACGTAGTTGGCCCAGACCTTGAAAACATTCTTGTTAACATAGGTCTCCATGTCGGAGGCCAAGTCAATGTCGATGCGGACTTCGTGGTATTGGAGGGCAATCAAAGGCAAGTACAAACCTGGGTTACGGTTGAAGAAGAAGACCAATGGCAAGTACACGGTCTTACCGGTAGCCGCAGTGGTCATCTTGGCGTAGGACGCCTTCTTGGCTTCATCGTGGTACAAGTTATCGTACAAACGCCACCACTTTTGGTAGTGCTTGTCGATGCGTTGGCCACCGATAGAGAGTTCAACGTTGTTGACCGCGCGTTCCGCGACCCAGCAAGCATCCGCAACCGCCGAAGTGGTAATAGTCGCCGCAGCGTTAGATTGCAATTCAATGTACATGTCACCGACCAAATCACCGTTACGGGCAATGGTCACAGACACGCGACCGGAGTTGGCCGCAGTACCGTTGACAGTTTGTTCGATGTTTTCCATCGCGAAGTTGGTGTGACGCTTGTACACAGCCTGGAAGAAAGTGACTTTTGGGTTACCAGTCAAGTAGACATCTTGGGCGCCATAGGCGACGAGTTGCATGAGACCACCGGCCATCGTGAGAGTTTTTGTACTATATAGCAAGATTTTTTTTCTGGTCGAAATCGCACGAGTGCGAAAATTACACAATCAACTTTTCTCAGCATATGTTAAAATGTCGTCACAGCCTGAAGATGAAGTTGAAGATGGGGAAATTGTATCTGACGAAGAAGAAGAAATTGTATTGTCTGAAGAGGAAGAGGAAGATGACGAATTCTTTATGGACGAAGACGAGGGTGTCATGGATGTCGTTGGTTTGATGAGTTCGCTCTTGGCGACCCCAGACGGAGACACTGTGTGTTCGGCTCTCGTGAATATCTCCAATCAATTGGAAACCCAAAATAGAATTCTGATAAAAATGCTTGCCAAGATGTCCCAAAAATCTACTTAGAAAGATATCGCGTTACTTAGTAAATACCATAGAAAATGGAACACACCCATTTCATCGATAAGGAACCCAATAAGTATGAGGCACTCTCCGAGCTTCAAAAACAGCACATCCAATCGATGAAAGAAGAACAGGTACTTGACGTGATTAATAAGTTTGAACAGGCGTGGTCTCTAAAGACAAACGACTTCCGTAATGCCCGCGAACTTGGATATAGACAATACATTCACCCCGAAAACTTCGACGACACTGGAAATCCAATTCCAAATCAAATCGATATCCTTGCGATCAAAGGTAACCGTGATCGTCAAAGAACGTATCTGATCAACTTGAAAAACCACGCTCGTGATATCAAGCTTCACAAGTATGATCACGCGGATGATGGGATGACCGTTGTACGCCGAATCAATAACGTCCTGAAGCAGTTGTGTGACGGGTATGAGAACATTCGCAGACACTATACATCATTTGAACGGATTGACAACCCAACTGCACTTCCACAGTTTAGTGTGACGGGAGATCCATCGACGATGGACGAAGAGGAAATTGAAAGTTCGACTCCGTTCCAGAAGTGTTTATTGTATGCCCTGGATGAAACGTATAAGAGTGGGTATCGTCGATACAAAGATTCGTGTTGTGAAGAGAAGAAGACGGTCGAGGGTCATCGAACAAGGGCATGGAAACCCAAGTTCACAATTGAAAGATTCGTATATTCTCTTGCACAGAAAGATGACGATTTCGTTAATTGGAAGCACTTTACAAGCCGAGGCTCGGTGTTTCGAGAAGTGATTGATAATCTTTCAAAGTGTATTGATGCACAGTTCCCAGAAATTACAAAAAGACGTCAAGTGTGGTCATTTAAAAATGGTGTTTTCATTGGTAAAGAATGGATTCCCGACAGAGGGGTGTACGATTGCTGTTTTTACCCCTATGAAAGTAAGGAGTTCAGATGCCTTGATCCAACAATCATTGCGTGTAAGTATTTTGACAAGCAATTTGATGACTTTTCTCACATTGACAGATGGCAAGATATCCCAACCCCGTTCTTCGACTCGATTCTAAAATATCAAAAGTTTGACGATGATGTCTGTGATTGGGCCTATGTAATGGGTGGACGTCTCTGTTTTGATGTGGGTGATCTCGATGGGTGGCAGGTTATTCCATTTTTCAAGGGTATTGCACGGTCCGGTAAGTCAACTCTAATTACGAAAGTATTCAAGAAGTTCTACGAAGATGAAGATGTTGTGACAATGTCGAATAATATTGAAAAAAAGTTTGGACTCTCTGCGATCAAGGATGCTTTCATGTTTATTGCCCCAGAGGTAAAGGGTGATCTCGCACTCGAACAAGCCGAGTTTCAGTCGATGGTATCAGGTGAAGATGTATCTGTGGCTGTAAAAAATAAGACTGCGACGAGTATTGAATGGAAGGTCCCGGGTGTATTGGGTGGGAATGAGGTTCCAAACTGGAAGGATAATTCGGGTTCGGTGCTCCGCCGTATTCTCACCTGGAACTTCTCAAAGCAGGTCAAGGATGCAGATCCCCAGTTGGATCAGAAGCTTGACGGTGAAATCCCCATTATTCTTCTCAAGTGTATCCGAGCGTACTTGGATTACTCAAACAAGTACAGAAACAAGGATATTTGGAATGTTGTCCCCGAATACTTCAAGAAAATCCAGAAGCAGGTTGCAATGGTTGCGAGTACCCTCCACAATTTCCTGGAATCCACCAGCATTGTCTATGGGAACGACCTCTTTGTGCCCCAGAAGCTCTTCATCCAGGTATTCAATCAGCACTGCCAAGCGAACAATTTGGGCAAACCCAAGTTCAACCAAGACTTCTATGCAGGTCCATTCAGTTCACGGGATATCGAAGTCAAGGAAGAGACGGTGACTTACAAGGGTCGAACATATCCAAGACAGCCCGTGATCTACGGTCTCGACGTGATTGAAGAAACGCTTGGATTTGCAGATGATTATTAAAAAAAATGCTGACCAATAGTAATATGAGCCAACAGCTCAGAGAATTTGTAAAGCAGTCGGGTGTGGAGTTACGCACCACGAACAGCCCAAGTTCAGTATCCACAACCGCGTCAAATAACGCACTCAATAGAGAAATTGAGATGGAACTTGGAATTACCCGACAACAGGAGTTTCCACCTCGCCTTGAAAAGAATATGATGAGTAATGAAAATTATGGCGAGTTTGCGGAGTTTGTGTACAACTCAAACAATGACATGAATAACATTGTAGCTGATATTCCCATACCAAAACCAGAGCTTACCGTGAGTAAGTTGAACCCAGGTATGTTCAATGCAACGGTGAATCGTCAATTCAGCGCTGATACTCGTATCAACCTTAAAAAGATTCTCCTCAAACAACCCCTCCCAAAATCACCCATTGGTGAGGGTCTTTATATAGACACCACAGAGATTAATGGTATTTATGGACGATTTGTCACGGGGTTTACACATACCCGTGAATATGGTCGCAAGGGGAATATGAACTTGAACTTTTTTACAGTTCAACTCAAGATTATCGTAACAAATGGGGTGGAATCCAAGGGTGCTACAGTCAATTTCTATAAGAATGGTAAGATTCGATTCTCTGGGGGGTTTATTGGGACAAATATCGCGAATCAACCTGAGCTCATTCGACGATTCATTGTGGACAATTATTCCGATAAAGAAGCCTTTCTCTATAGCCCATTTGAATACAACAATCTTAGTGGTCAGTTCAGAATCAATGGGGTCATACGTAACATGGGTGAACTTGCGCGTCGGGGGCAACGACAATATGGCTACACGGAGATAAAATATGATGGTGAGTTGTCTCCATTTATGTATATCACTTACAATGGACACAAGTATATTATCTCAAAAAGTGGTAATATTCAAATATCCGGGGCGCGAAACCCTGCGGATATGTTGGTCGCATACAATGATGGTATTGATCTTGTCCGAGACTTGAACACAAATGGTGAAATTGTATTGTCCAGTAGTTCTAATATTCCACGTAAACTTGTGAAAAAACAAACCAAGAAGTCACCCAAATCAAAGAAGACCCGTCGAGCTGTGTTAAGTACAAATCAAAAGGCGGCCCTTAAGATTGATGGTCGACAATGTATGCGCCTTTCAAAGTCGGAACTTGTGGATCTCGCGAAGAAGTTGGGTGTTGTAGGCATTACCCAATCCTCCAAGAAGGGGGACATCTGTAAAAAGATCAAAGGTATATCTAATACCAAAACGGCGACATTCAAAAACACAAACAAGGGGCGTAACGTGACCCTCTCAGGTACAAACAAATCATTTAAAGTTGGTCGCGCGACCTGTACGGGTTATAGCAAAACCGAACTTCTTCGTGTCGCGGGGATCCTCAAGATTAAGCTTGATCCCAAGGAAACGAAAGCGACTCTCTGTGCAAAGATTGAAAAGGTGCGTAACGCGATGGTAGCCCCCAAACCAAAACCAAAGACACCACCACCCAAACCAACTAGGAAAGAAGTGGCAAAGCAAAAGGAAGTGGTAAAGACGCAACAAGTTATCAAGAAAAGAGGACTCAATGAAAACTCGATTCGTAGAGACCTTGTTAAATTGTACGGTAGTCGGTGGATGAACCGTTACAAGAATGTGATGCCCTCGATTGATAATGATGTGAAAGCAGTCAAAGTGAAGATTAATGAATTGAACAAGGGTAATAAATTGGGTCTCCCATTCAAGAAGAATGTGGATACCATTAAGAAGGGTATGGTTAGTAATTGGAAAATGGAAAGAAGACGAGAATTGGAAAAGAAGGTCATTGGAAGTCAACTCAATGTCACTAACGTTCCACGTAACTTGGTGACACAATATCGAAATGCCGCGACAAACTATATTCTTACTAAAGGTCCAACTATGAAACAATTGGCAAATCACAAGAAGACTTGGGTAAACTTAAGGATGAAGCGTTAATTGTTATTAGAAATGGAATTCATTGAAAAACAACTCAGAGAAAGATTTGACATTGGTATGAAACGCTATGGACATGGGGTAATTATTGATTCGGATACTAGAAATTGGGGAACACCTAGAAACTCCTGGATTGACATGGCCGTTGAAGAGTTTCTAGATGCAGTCATATACATAGTGGCTGACTACGTGAGAGAATGGCGAACGCGATGCCCTCTAATTGCGGAATACACTATAAAATCGGAAGATGACAATGGACTTATCATACACATTATACATAATTATACTCGCATGGAAAGTCCCAAACACAAAATGCTTGTATGGAATCTAATTAACATGATATATACGTGTTCAATATTTTGAGAGGTTCCCCAATTTGCTTGAGGTGAATCGTGTGATACGCAAAGTTGTACTTGGGAAATAGTTCCTTAATTAAATTAGATATCACAGCACCCTCCACATAGTTGGGTATTCCCGAACATACTGAATTTCGTTCAATTTGAAGAAAACGATCCTCCAATTGCACGAACTTTTTAAGACTTTCTGCGTCGACACCATCCGCACGCATTTGTTTGTATGTACTTTTAGACATACCCGCACTGAGATGGAAATTCTTAGAACCAGCTATTTCTTCTGAGTTAACACTCTTTTCATACATGAGAGCGAGTGCTATAAGGGCGAGGATTGCAAACCTTGTCATTTACTTATTACATAGGAATTAATTTAGATAGATCGTTAACTTTGTGAATGATATTGAAGAGTTCATCACGACACGACACATCACCAGGTTTAATGATTTCAAACTCAATTTGATAGGAACATTCTTCCTCGGAATCCATATCAACATTATCACCCGATGAAATCGTCATGTCGATACTAAGGTTCTTTCGAATGAACGAGTGGCGCGTCTTTGTTCGTTTTCGATCCATTTCATATTCACCCCACGTTGGGATTTCTCTAGAAATACTAAAACGCATATCAAGTGGTGTACCGGTAAAATCATCTTTGATAACATTAATCTTTTGAATCATTGTTTGTTCACCCGTGTCATGATCCGATGAGATTCTTACACCCTCTTTGTCGCTATAAAATATATCGGACACAGATGTTTTTACACTTTCCCACCCCGTATACCGTCGAAGCCCATCGAGTACGCGCTCGAATGTTTCTTTCCCCACATTTGTATCAAAGAAAGATCCATTATATTTACCAAGACGCAACTCTATTTCGATATTTTCTTCATCCTTATGTGTGTCAAACACGGGGAGAACCTTATCGGTGATAGTTTCAATGTCTAACATTATTCTTTACAATAGAGATACGCGTCATTCTCTTAAGTGTTTTTTATACACAAAATGTAATGAGAGGTTTTTTAAACCTCGGAAATACTTGCTATTTTAATACAGCACTCCAATGTTTACTTCACATCCCAGTACTCTCGAATTACTTTTTACACGCACAGTACACGGGAGATTGTGAGTTCACACAATTGTACTCGACGCTCGTTCATTTCTATTGGGTATCCCAAGAAAAGGGAGTTGTCAATATGAAACCCCTCTTGGAACAGTTTTATGTGCATTTTCCACGCTTCAAGAATCACGATCAACACGACGTTCAAGAGGCCGTGTTGTGTATCATAGACATTTTGGAACGCGCGAGGCCACAAATAAAGGACTGGTTCTACGGAAAAAAGACACAAGAAACTGTTTGGCCGGGTGGGAAATCATCAAGTGAAGAAGACTTTGGTATTCATTTAGTAACATCTCGAGGTACAGATTTAGGGGAAATGCTCAAAAAAAGCACGAGTTGGAATGTCATTGAAAATTTTGAAGATACCGAGGGGAAAGTATACAATGTCGCGACATCCCGGATGGTTTTTTCAAAACTTCCACAAGTTTTTATGATTTCGTTTGATAGTAAAAGTCATATACATGTTATTGAAAATATATTCATTGATAAAAATGAATACAATCTAATTGCAAGTGCTGTGCATGTGGGTATGCAAGCAGATGGACACTACGTAAGCTTTGTAAAGAACGGGACTCAGTGGTACTATATAAATGATGATGTCGTGAAAGAAGCTGAGCTTCCTACGGTGGCGGGTCACTATGTGTTGGTATACAATCTAAAAACTCCTTCAACTGAATGTTCTCCTTGATATTCA